AAATAATACAACTTATTACAGTTTACCTGTGAGCTTTTTATCGGGTACCGTAGGTAGTTTTACAAACGGCGATGTAATAGTAATAACTTTTGCTACAAATGGTAATAGAGGTGACGCAGGACCACAAGGACCACAAGGACCGAGTGGTGCGTCAGTAACAGGTCCAGAAGGACCACAAGGTGTCGCAGGACCACAAGGACCACAAGGACCTGCTGGTGCAGATGGAACTAGTGTAACTATACAAGGAACAGCTACAACTTACGCAAGTCTACCTGGATATCCTTCAAGCTATGGTGGCTCAAATGGCGACGGCTATTTAACTAGCGACGGACACCTATGGGTATGGACAGGTAGCTCTTGGATAGATGCTGGTAATATTCAAGGACCTAGCGGTGTTCAAGGATATACAGGAGCACAAGGACCGCAAGGGGTCACAGGACCACAAGGACCGCAAGGGGTAACTGGATCGACTGGCCCACAAGGACCTACAGGACCCAGAGGACCTCAGGGAGTTCAAGGGAATATTGGACCACAGGGACCTGTAGGACCGCAAGGTCCTAGTGGGGCTGAAGTAACCGGTGCCACCGGACCTCAAGGCCCACAAGGAGTTACAGGACCTCAAGGCCCGCAAGGACCCGACGGTGCAACAGGTCCACAAGGTCCTCAGGGCGCTCAAGGAAATACTGGACCACAAGGACCACAAGGACCACAAGGACCACAAGGTGTTCAAGGAAACACCGGGCCACAAGGTCCACAAGGTCCAACTGGCAATACAGGACCTCAAGGACCACAGGGAGTCACTGGACCACAGGGCCCACAAGGTCCACAAGGCCCGACTGGACCTATAGGTGGAACTAACCAACAACTACTTTATAATAATAGTGGTGTAACAGGAGGGTTTGGAACTTGGACTGGCTCTGCTATGACAGTAGGTGGATCTATAACAGCCACTAAGTTTTTAGGTAATGTCACGCAGAGTGGAAGTGGGGACAGTAACGTCCAGGTTCAAATGACTGCTGATTATAGTGGGTGGTCAGACTTATTTGCCGGATCGCCGGGCAGCGCCAACGGTTGGGGAATATTTTGGGCTGGAAATCCAAGTGCTGCATATGGCACTAACGGCACCGGTGGTCCTGGTAATATTTGGAGCAATAGCGGTAATCCTAATGAATTGGTGCTGGTAGGTAATGGTAGAACAGATTGGACCATTCAGCTATACGATGGTAGAGTGTGGCAACGCAGTCATTTCTATTGTGCAGGTGATGTAGTTACAAACTACTCAGACATAAGATTAAAAGATGTTATAGGACCTGTAGAAAACGCTGTAGAAAAAGTTAAGGCAATTGATGCATTCTACTATAGACCTAATGATAAAGCCAAAGAACTTGGACAAGAGGATGATGTTAAAATCGGTGTTAGTGCTCAAAGTGTGAAAGCAGTTCTGCCTGAAGTGGTTAAACCTAGCCCAGTTAGCGTCGATTATGAAACGGTGCAATATGAAAGAATAGTGCCTTTACTTATTGCTGCTATAAAGGAACAACAGAACGAAATAGACGAATTGAAACGTAGACTAGGGGGTCAGTAATGGCCTTTAAAGATAATAATACTACAATATTTGATACTAATACAGCCAATGTTCCGCAATTAGCCACAGCAAGTTTACCTGCAAGTCCTGTCAAGGGACAAATTGTATATAATACTACTAATCGTAGGATGGAAATTTATGACAGCGATGCTGCTGTTTGGAAAAGTGCTGAAGACATAAGACGTAGTGTATTTTTAACTAGACAAACTATTACTACTGGATATGTTATGGGTGGATATCAAAGCACAAGTCCATGGAAAAATGTTAATCGTATGGTACACGCTACCGACGTCTGCACGAATCTTGGAGACTTGCTAACCAATGCCAGTGCATATACTAGCGGAGCTTCTAATCTTAGCAAGGGGTTTCTATGGACAGCTGATGGTACCTGGCCAGGTAGTAGTGTTACTACCTGTGCTTTCAACTTAGCTACTGAAACTAATGCTGGCCTAAATTCTAACTGGAACTTAAAAATAGGTAGAGAAGATCCTGCTACAATTTTTAATCAATTAGAATGGGCATTTATTGTAGGCGGTTCCAATAGAAATGATGTTGAACAGTTTAATTTAACTAACGAAACAATGTTGACACAGATATCACCGGGGTCTGGTTTCGGATTAACTTATACAAGTTATTATGATAGTGTGGGTAGTGGATCTATTAGTGGTGAAGAACATGCATATGTTTATGGAGCGAATGGCGCAGCTAAGTTTGTATTCACAACTGGTATAGCCTATAATGTTCAAACAGGTAGTTATATAGCCACGCCTCCCACAGATGTGGCATCTAATCAATTTGTAAAAATTTATGCACCTAATAAACCCAGCGATCTAACTACTCATTCACAACAAAAAGGTATAAGCAGTAAAACAGGTAGAGGATGGTTTGGCAATGAAGGAAATTATAACGGTGGATATAATCTTCGTAGAATACAATTTTCTACAGATAGCAGTCTAGGAACAGTGGCCAAACCTGTAGGCAACTCTGGAGAAGAAAACTTTGACATGGGTCAAACTAGACAATATATGATGGGCATGTATGACGGGGCTCAAAACAACAGAGGTTGGAAGTTTACTTATGCTACAGAATCTGGAAATGAGTTAGGAGCAGGATCAGTTAGAACTGGTGTCCCTGGCGGTAGCTCAGGTCATTGTGTATGGAAATAATATTATGACTTTTTATGTGGGTAATACAAATGTTGGAGATCTAAATGGACTACGAGTTCCTGTATTAGGAACATCTACCAGACCGGCTAGTCCTGTTGATGGACAGGTAATTTATAATACTTCAACAAATAGAATGGAAATTTATGATAGCGGTTTATGGAAAAATGTTGTTGACCTAGAAACAGGTTCTGGGCGTGCTTTTCTATATAGACAGATCATAACCACAGGTTATGTCATGGGCGGATATAAGGATTCTAGTCCCTGGAAGAACGTTAACCGTTTATCACATACCACAGATGTAGCCACTAACCTCGGAGATTTACTAACATACGGCGGAGCATATACCAAGGGATGTGTAAATTTGACCAAAGGTTTTCTATGGTCAACTGACAATTCATGGCCTGGTGCAAGTGCTACAACTAGTGCTTTTAATCTGGCCACAGAAACTAATGCCGGTCTAAATGCGAATTGGAATATGACCACAGGCAGGCAAGACATGACCAATATTTGGAAAGAATGGTATTATGCATGGACTGTAGGTGGAGGTGGTACATCTATGGATATGTTCAATATGACCACAGAAGTTATGAGTGCAGCTTCAGTAAGTTATACAAATAGTGATGCAGGTGGCGGCACTGATGGATCAGGTTCTTTTGTAGGTGAAACTAATGCATTCGCATATAACAACTCTACAGGCACAAAGTTTACATTTGCTAATGCTACAGATTCATCTATTGCTGTAGGTTCAACCAATACATCAGTTAGGGGTGTTCACGGGCAGCAAAAGGGAATTAGTTCTAAGGTTGGAAAAGGGTATGCTGGCGGTAATGGTAGCTGGAACGGTGGATATGTTTTACGCCGTTGGAACTTAACCACTGAAACTTCTGCCGGAGCAGATGTTAATAAGCCTGTAACTAATTCAGGAGAAGAAAACTTTGATATGGGTCAGGAACGTCAATATATGCACGGATGCTATGATGGCGCACAAAACAATAGAGGATGGAAATTTACCTATGCCACTGATTCTGGAGTTGAACTTGGAGCAGGTTCTGTTCGAACAGGAGTTCCGGGCGGAAGTTCTGGTTGCTGTGTATGGAAAGGATAATTAATGGCATTTTATTATAACACCACAAAATATGCTGATAACACAGGTATAAATGTTCCTACTTTTACTACTGCTACTAGACCTGCAAGTCCTGTAGAAGGTCAGGTTATATATAATGCTACTGCGGGTGCTATGGAAGTTTTCATTGGTAATACTTGGAAACCTATAGACAATGAGTCACAGCCTTTCGGAAGCCCATTTACATATAGACAAATTATAACAGCTGGTTATGTTATGGGCGGTTATCAGAGCAGTAGTCCCTGGAAGAACGTTAATCGTATGGTGCATTCCACTGATATTTGCACAAACTTAGGTGATTTGTTATCGTATGCTGGTGCTTATACTAGCGGATTTTGTAACTTAAGTAAAGGTTTTTTATGGTCAACAGATAATACCTTTCCTGGAACCAGTGTAACAACTAGTGCATTCAATTTGGCTACTGAAACTAATGCAGGAACTAATACTAACTGGAATATGACTGTAAGTCGTAATGACATGGGAACTTTTTTTAAAGAACAGACCTATGCATGGTTAGTAGGAGGAGGGAATACAGGTATTGATTTCTTCAATGGTAGCACGGAAACAATGAGCGCTACAGGGCAGACCAGTATGTCAGGTGATAGTATGCAAAGTGGTGTAACCACAATCAGTGATGAGACAAAAGCATTTGCCTGGGGGGATGCCACTCATAAATATAGTTTCGCAAGCGGTAGCACAATGACAGTCAATACTTCAGGAACAGTAAATGGAAGTGGTAGTCAGCAAAAGGGAATTAATAGTAAAATAGGTAGAGGTTATTGCGGTAATGAAGGCACTTATAATAATGGATATAATCTTAGACGCTGGAACTTAGCCACCGAAGTAAATTTAGGAACCACGGCAAAACCAGTCGGTGATTCCGGGGAAGAAAACTTTGACATGGGTCAAGACCATCAATATATGATGGGATGCTATACCGCAGCAGGACAGAATAACAGAGGATGGAGATTTAGTTATGTCACAGAAACCGGATACGAACTCGGTTCAGGATCAGTTAGAACAGGTGTCCCCGGAGGAAGTTCGGGACATTGTGTGTGGAAAGGTTAGAATACCCGCAGAAAAATTCAATTACACAGCAGATAAGTTAACAACAAATACAAAATTTTTAACAGACGACCATAAAGCTCTTATAGCTCAATCACTCAATCAAAAATGGGTAGTTCCGGAATTCAAAGTAAAAAACTTTATTGGTAATGCTCAGATTACTCCTTATGCTAAAATTAAACAATACTTATTAGAGCTTAATACCAGAGAAGCCGCAGTCGAAAATATGGAGTATGAAGTTCAAAAGATATCTTTTGAAATTGAGGTACAGGAAGAACTTAAAGCAGAAACACCCAGTCCTGCACAAAAAAAATTGCACGATTTAGAAATTATTAAATTGGAAAGATTACAGCGTAAAAGTATTGTTAGGCTTCGTGATTCATACGTTGAAAGAGATATGTATCTTAAGCTCATTGACGAGTTTAACCAAACACCTGAAGCCTATCTAGAAGATGGTCGTAGGATAATGGATTTGATAGATGATCCTATCGAAGCAGAAAAACTTGAAAAACACTACTGGACATTAAGGTTAGCCAAGCAGACTGCTCTAGATATGATTGCATATGGTCGTGCAGGAGTGGGTAATATGGAAGCAGTAAGTATGCTAGAAACTGATCAACAGTATGAAGTTATGCAGATAGCCTGTGATTATTTTGTGCGTAATGAAATGCGAACAAATAGCCTGTTAAGCAACATTAATGAAAATATTCAAAAATTAGGGCCATCCGCCCCTGTTACAGAATTATCTAAACAGTTATACCTAACGCAAGAAGGAACCGAAAATGTATCTACTTTTCAAATCAGTAAGTGATATGGAACTTGGCCTAGTGCGCAGAGCAGGCCACTACCAAGATTATGTTATAGGAATTTTAGATGACAGTGTTAAAGATATAGCCAAATACGAACATCTTAATGCAACCATTTTACCAGAAAATGTTGCTATGGGGTGGAAGTTTGCCGGAAACTACAGTGGATATCTTAGTGTAAGGGCAAACACGGCTGCTAACGAACAGTTAAACAATATTGTCAGCAGCGCCGAGGAAGAGGGTGTTAAAGTAAAATATTATCTCTCTGATGATGATAAGAGTAACGGTGCAGCATTTATGAAGGCATTGTTAAGAAAGATTTTAGACGATGTTTATGATAAAAGGTTTACTCAGATAAATTTGCCTGTATCTAAACTGGAAGAAATTAGCTGGGCTCAACAAAGGGCTGAAGCTGAAGCATTTATAGCAGATAATACTGCTGCAACTCCTTTATTAACATCTCTAGCACAGAGCAGAGGAATAACAGTTAATGAAATGGCAAATAAAGTTATAGATGCCATAACAGACTATAATCAACAAGTCGCTACTTTATTAGCTAATAAGCAACTAATTGAAACCGAAATTAAATCATGTGCAGGTATAGAGGACTTAAATATTCTCATACATAATAGATTTGGTTATAATATGCCTGCAAAGCAACAGCAGGATTTAGGAATAACTACATCTAGCACATATGATTTATAAATGAAAATTTTTAGTGTACCAATAAACCCAAAATTAAATCCTGCACAATTTAACCTTTTTATAAGTTTTTTAGAAGACTACAAAGACTGGATCTACGATCTGTATTTTACCAGTAGGATGCCACCGTTTATCCAAGATGCAATGGGTGACGTTTTTGTGCAAGGTGAAATAGCAGCTATAGAAACTGCTTTAGAGATACAAGAAAAACTAGGGATACCTATAAGTGCTACGTTCAATAATACTCTTGTTCGTCCTGATCAACGTAACCTAGATCTGTTTATTCATAACTTTAGGCAGTTATATGCAGCAGGGATAAGATCAGCAACTATCCCCCATACTCATTGGTTAATGACTAATCAAATACAAACAGAATTCCCTGAACTTTTAATTAAAAATACAATTTTAAGAAATCCTAATACGGCTGGGGAAGTGGCTAAACTAGCAGAAGCAGGATATCATTACGTCAATTTAGATAGAGATTTAATGCGTGATAGGGATCTGCTTGAAAAAATGTTAAGAGTAAAAACAAAGTATGGAATAAAATTATCTCTTTTAGCTAATGAAGGATGCCTGGGCGGTTGTCCAGTTATGGACGAACACTTTCATTTTAATAATTCAAGATTAGGAACAGCTCCTCAGTATTTTAATGATCCTATCAGTAGAGTAAGTTGTCCTAAATGGGACAAAGAAGATCTTAGCACGTCCCTTAAGACAGCTAACTTCACTCCGTGGAGAGAGGATTGGGTAGAATTATTACAATATGTAGACGTAATTAAAATGCATGGTAGAGAAAGCTCAAGTAAGTTATTTGAAACCATATCTATCATACAAAATTTTGCCAATGATAAAGAAATTTTGTTTGACACTTTTAACGAATATCTAAATGAAACCAATCTAGTAGAAAAGCCTATATATGCTTGGCGTAAAAAGATTAAAAATTGCAAGTTCGATTGTTGGGAATGTAACTTTTGCGATAAAATTTATGAAGCCAAATCTGATATTAAAACTAATCCATTAGTCTTAGCTGTTACAAAAGAACTTGTAGATAGCGTTAATATTAAACTTAATATTAATACTATCGGATTAACCAGTGCTAGAGTGCAACAACTCCTTCACGCATTATCGTTTCATTGTAAAAACTATCTAGAGATTGGTTGTGCTCTAGGCGCCACCGGCACTGCTGTAGCTATGAATCCTAGTATAGGTGTTCATTTTGTAGATAATTGGAGTGAAAATCTACAACCTGAGACTGGGCTATTTGAAATGCCAAATAATGATAAAAATATTTTTATAGATAATATTAAACGATCTGATGCTGTTATTGTGGATAGTGATTGTTTCACAGCAGATAAGTCAAATATTAAAAACATAGATTTATTTTTTTATGATGGCCCACATGACAAGGATTCAGTCCGTAAAGCAGTTAATTATTATAAAGAATGTTTTGCTAAATCTGCGATACTCATATTCGACGATGCTAATTGGGACGGCGTTGTTCAAGGTGCCAACGAGGGTATAGCAGAATCTAATCTAATACCTATTTACAGTAAAATGATGTTAAATCAAGTTGAAAGTGCTGACCAATGGTGGAACGGATTATATATCGTTGTGGTGAAGAATGATTAAAAGATTACCGGTAGTTCATGCAGATGTGTTTTACAAGGGTAATGTAGGAACTGAAGAACAACGTTTAAATTTACTATCCCAGGCATGGGCCGAATACGACCGTAATAGCCAAACAGTAGCTTGGACTAATAGAGGATGCTGGCGTAGCTATTTCCTTTATGATAATATAGATTGGTTGATGAACGAAGTTAGAGATAGTGTAACACAGGCTGGATACCATTATCAACAAACTGACCCTATCTATCTTAAAAAAACAAAAACTTTTAGTGGTAGTGAAATTAAGTATTGGACTAACATTAACAAGCCCGGCGGAAAAAATGCACTACATGATCATAAACTTTGGCACTACGTGGCTGTTTATTACCTAGATGCAGCTGGCACAGGTGATATTGTGTTCTACAATCCTATGAATCTAACGGAAGGGTGTAATCCTTATGCACCGTTTGTAAGTCCAATAACTTTTAGTCCTAAAAATGGCGATTTAATCGTTTGGCCTGCTTGGCTACCGCATGAAGTTGAACATAACTTTTCTGATCATCATAGAGTAAACATTGCAATTAATATGCGGTTTTATGCTCCCATGAGCACAGAAGAAATGGAATATTAATGGATAAAATAATTTTCTTTTCTTCAGTTCTAGGATTGGCGGAAACTTTTCCAATAAGACCTGCCAAAGAGGTTGTACCAAAGTGGGCATATGTAGCTCGTCAGGATTACATTAAAAATAAAGATAAAAAAGAAATGCATGTTTACAAATGTCCTGGAATATTTGATACATTTGGAACGGGTTATATAATATCTGCATGGCATGATTTAGAACTAGAAACTGACGGTCTCAAATTTAGAATGACCATACCGGACAACAAACTTAATGAATTATTAGAAAAAGAAACTGTGCAAGAACAGACCTGGAACGCTGCGATTACTAAATTTATTCCTAAACCCCCATGGGCAGTTAAAAGTATTTTAAAAATTAATACCCCCTGGCATGTTATAGCACCGAAGGGAGTCAAGTTCTTAATGGTACCATTACCTTATCCTGACGAATTTAGTTTTCAAAGTTGTATCGGTATCTTAGACCCCGGAGTTAGTTCTGAATTAAATGTGCAAGGATACTGGAATAATAATTCACCCGGCATACACACTATTAAGGCCGGAACACCATTGGCTCAAATAATTCCCATCACTGAAAAGACATATGATTTTATTGTTAGGGATATGAACGACCAGGACAAAAAATGGATAGAAAAACGAAAATATCTTAATTTTTTCGGATTTATTCTAAATCGATCAAAGATAAAAGAAGCATATGAAAGAATGATTAAATGAATACCTTATTAAAAGGACAAGAATATCTATTAATGATTGTTTTTGTTTTTATGGCAGTAGGCCTAATCAAAGATAATCAACTATTCAATAGCTTTTTCTATTATATTAAACAGGTTGTAAGAAGTAATAGGGCGTTGATAGCAATATTAAGTGCTGTAGGAGGATTGTTGCCCATATCTGGTCGTGTCACTGTTAGTGCAGGTATGTTAGATACCGTGGCTCCTAAACGTGGGCAGGCAGGTAGAGAACATTACGGTGTGGTAGATTATCTAAGCACACATCACTACTATCTTTGGAGTCCATTAGAGGCAACTGTGCTAGTGCCTATGGCAGCATTTGGTATAACCTGGCTGGCATTCATGCAGATAATGTGGCCATTATTAGTGACCACTATAACACTTATTATTCTTTATATTGTATATGTTGTAAAAGAAACAGATGTAATAGTTACGCCGATAACTGATTTTACAGTGAAAATAAGTGAAATAGTTAGAAATGTAGTTCCTATGATAGCAGCCATAGCGGCAACTATAAAAGGTGTTGATGTAGCATGGGCTTTCGGACTGCTTACTCTATATTATTGTCTAATAACTAGAACATGGGATGTAAGAAAGTTACTTTCCTATGTAAATTGGGAAGTTATTATTATAGTTGCTATTATTATTGCTTTTGGCAATTATGTAAAAGGTTATGAAAAGGAAATCACTGCCTTTATTAAGACATCTAGTTTTAATTTAGAAACTGCAGAAGGTATATTCCTAGTTTCCTGCATGGCATTAGGTAGTAGTTTACTACTAGGTTCAAGCGGCAGATTTGTAGCAATGGCAGTGTTA